GATATGCTGCAGAGTATCCATACAATCATGTTTACGAATCTGAGTCAGGTCATGTAAAGGAATTTGATGACACGCCTGGTGCAGAACGTATCCATGAATATCACAGAGCAGGGACTTACTATGAAGTAGATCAAGAAGGAACTAAAGTAGATTATGTAAAGGGCGACCGCTATAACATAAGTGTACATGATGATTATCTATATGTGAAGGGTCATGTTATATGGACAGGAGATAATGATGTTTTAATTGCTGCTAATGAAAAAATGAGTTTGACGTCCAAGTGGAGAATGAAGGTTGCCTCTGGTGGAGATATAGAAGTTTATTCTAAACGCAATTTAAATTTTAGAGCTGATGGAGATATTAATATGGTGGCTGGTGGTCATATTAACATCGAAGGAGAATGTACTAAAGAATCTGATAAAACTTGGAAACACAGTGCAGGTTCACGAAATGCAGAATCTCCATCAAGAATTAGTATGACAGCTGGGACAATGGAATTTTTTGTACCATCACCAGAGGTAGAATCATTAGATAACGCTAGTCATGGTAGAATAGATTTAAATGCTCATCATAGGATTTCTATGAAAGTTCACGACGGCTGGATCACTAGAGAGGCTGGTTCAGAGTCCAGTGCTATAATAGATACGGCCACAGGAATATATTTCAATTCTGAACATGAGAAAAAATCTCCTCCGGATTGTTTCTTAGCATCTAATAAAGGCAATCAAAGTGATGTTCTCGGTATAGGACAAGGATATGGAGCTGCAGGTGAGAAAGGTAAACGACATATTGCATATACACCAGATGTATTAACTTATACAACAGGTCAAGGAAAAGGATTGGGTATAGACGAAAAGACTGGTGATAACATAAGAAAGCTGAGGAAATAAAATGCCGGGTGCACACTGTAATGGACAGTTAAGAGTTTGTGGAGCTACTACTGTTGTAGAGGGACAAGAAAATGTATGGGTCAATGATGAACTATGGGCTGTAGATGAAGATCCCAATTCACATGGTAATGGAAATTTAGTTTCTGGCAGCTTAAATGTATTCATTAATGATAGACTAGTTATTAACAATAGTCCCGATGAGGCTTTAGCTGATGGACTTTGTCCTCTACCACCTCATTGTGCACCGTCTACAGATGAAGGCTCAGAGAATGTATTTGTAGGAGATGAAGAAGGTGCTGGTTATGATGGATCGGATCCTGATTTTCATAAGGATGATCCACCAACTGGATCAGGTGGAAGTAATAGTGATTTTAGTTTTGCCAGTAATAGTAGTGGTAATGTTTTAGCTTTTGGACACGGTACAGTTTGGAAACCAATTTCCCACAATGGCACTCATCTTGTAATGTTATTACCATCAAGGTTTACTCAAGCAACTGTTTCAGTCAATGGTGAGACTGCTTCTTTTTCAGGATTTACTAACGGTAATAGAGGAACATATCGTTTATCTAAAAAAGGTGCAGATTATGGTACTGCAACTTTGGTTGTTGCTGGTGCTGGTGGTACAGGAACAATTACAAATATAAATGCTGCGGTTCGACAAGGATAAATAAGTAAAAGTCTTATAAATATATGAAATGCCTTTAACAGTAAACACGGGCTTTGATGATGCCCAATCACATAACGAGAGTGCTAGAAGCACTTACATATATAAAGATTTAAATCTTTTCTTTACTAAACACCCTCTAACAGCCGATGTTAGTAAGGTTACAGATGTGCAAGCGATAAAGAGAAGTGTTCGTAATCTAGTATTAACAAATAAAGGTGAAAGACTATTTCATCCAGAAATCGGAGGTGGTGTTAAAGGTTCTTTATTTGAAAATTTTACACCAATAGCGGAAATAGAATTAGAAAGTGCTATTACCCACGTTATAAGAAGATATGAACCTAGAGTGATGGTAGAGAAAGTTATTGTTAATAATGCAACAGCTCAGGATTTAGATACAAACCGATTAAGAATAATGGTACAATTTTCTTTGGTAAATGTACCAAACGTAATAGAGGAAGTGGAAGTCTTCCTTAATAGGATACGATAATGGCAGTCAACACACAAGGTAAATTAGAAATTACAGATTTAGATTTTGATACAATCAAAGATAATCTAAAAATATATTTGAAAGGGCAGTCTGAATTTACAGATTATGATTTTGAAGGATCAGGTCTTTCAGTTTTGTTAGACACGTTAGCTTATAATACACACTATAATGCTTTCATGGCAAACATGGCTGCAAATGAAATGTTCTTAGATACTGCCGTAAAAAGAAACTCTGTTGTATCTCATGCAAAAGCCATGGGTTATACTCCAGTATCAGTTAGGGCACCATCTGCAACAGTTGATATTACTGTTAATGATGCAAACACCGCCAGTCTAACTTTATATGCCGGTCATGTATTTAATGCTTCTGCGGGAGGTGTTTCTTATCAATTTGTAAATATTGCAGATACAACAATTCAAGCATCGGATACTTACACCTTTTCAGGATTAAAACTTTATGAAGGAACGTGGACCGAAACAAAATATACTGTGAATATTTCAGATGCAGACCAAAAGTTTATTCTTACAAATAATAATGTAGATATTTCTACTCTATTAGTAACAGTACAAAACAGTTCATCAGACTCTACAACCACCACCTATACTAAGGCAAATAATCTTGTAGATGTTACTAGCACATCAACAGTATATTTTACTCAAGAAACAACAAATGGTGAATGGGAAATTTATTTCGGAGATGGGGTTTTAGGTAAAGCCCTTGTAGATGGTAATATCATTTCTATAAAATATGTTGTAACCAATAAAGATGCAGCAAACGGCGCCACTACTTTTACTTCTTCAGGTGCTATAGGAACATTTACTGATATTACTATAGTTACAACTAGTGCAGCATCAGGTGGTGCAGATGCAGAAAATATTGGATCAATACAACATAATGCTCCGTTTAATTATGCTGCACAAAATAGAGCTGTAACAGCTAACGACTATAAGGCTCTTGTACCAACATTGTATTCTAATATATCTTCTATTGCAGTTTGGGGTGGGGAGTATGCAGACCCTGCTGTATATGGTAAGGTTTACATTAGTATTAAAACACCTTCAGGAAATAATTTAACAGCCAAAACAAAAGAGTCTATTAAAACATTATTGGCAGATTATACTGTGGCTAGTATTACTCCAGAGTTTGTTGATCCAATAACAATTAAAATTATACCTGTTGTAAATTTTAAATATAATCCATCTGTGACTACTAAATCGAACACAGCATTGGTAACTTTAGTAACAACAGCAATCAATTCTTTTAGTGATGACGAATTAGAAAAATTTGAAGGTTTGTTTAGATACAGTAAATTTCAAAGAACTATTGATGATGCTGATACTGCAATTTTATCTAATATCACAACATTAAAAATTAGCCAAAATATTACTCCTTCATTAGCAGCTGCTACAAAATATACTGTTGCATTTAATAATGCATTATTAGATCCTGATGCAGGTGCAAAAAACGTAGAGTCTACAGGGTTCACTATCACAGGCAATAGTAATGGAGAACATTTCCTAGATGATGATGGCGAAGGAAATATAAGGACATATTATTTTGTAGGAACAACCAAGACATATGAAACTGCTAATATAGGTACAATTAATTACAGCACAGGAGAAATTGTGTTGAGTTCTTTTAATATTGCTTCAGCAACTAATTCTGATGGTACAATAACAATAACCGTTATTCCCAATTCAAATGATATTGTTCCTGTTCGCAATCAGGTTTTAGAAATAGATGCTACAAATTTATCAGTAACAGGAATATCAGATACAATAGCCCAAGGCTCATCTAATGCTGGAGTATCATACACAACAACATCATCTTATAATTAATGGCTACACTGACTAAAAAGACCTCTACGAGGATCGCTGAATTATTCCCGGAGTATGTTCGGGATGATAGCGCAGGCATAATATCCTTTGTAGAAAAATATTATGAATTTTTAGAAAGTGCTGAATTGGTATTAGAATCAATTGGTGCTGTAGATCAGATTCTTTTAGAAGAAGGAACAGATCAATTTATAGTACAAGAAACTGCTAGTATTAAAACAGATGCAGAGACTACTGGTACTGGACGTATAATTCAAGAGACTTCAGATCGTGGAGTTTTTGTAAATGGTGAGATTATTACTGGTGATACTTCTAAAGCAACGGCAACAATTCGTGTAGAAGATATTAATTCTGGTTCAAGACTGTTTATATCTACACAAAACAAATTTATCATAGGTGAAGAAATTTCTGGTGGAACTTCTGGTGCAAATGCTGTTATAAAATCTTATCGAGCAAACCCAGTAGAAAATATTACAGACTTAATGGAGTATGCAGATGTAGATGATACAGTAGATACTTTTTTTGACCAATTTAAATCCCAATTTTTAAAGTCTATTCCAAAGTCTCTGGCTACAGGAGTAAACAAGAGAAAGTTATTAAAGAACATTAAAGACCTTTATAGAGTTAAAGGAACGAAAAAGGCACACGAATTATTTTTTAGAATTCTTTTAGATGATACGGCTGAACTTTATTATCCAGCTGAAGATATGCTTCGTGTATCTGATGGTAAATGGGGAAGTAATTATGTTCTGCGTGTGGTACAGAATGATCGTATTGCAATGGAAGATATTGCCTCTGATAATATTTATCTAGAACTTGAAGATGGGGCAAAACTTTTACGGGAAAATACTTCTGAAGGAGTTGATACGTTTGGATTAGAAGGACAAACAATTACTCAGGCAGCTGTAGTTGATAACACAATTTTAGGTGCAGGTGCATATGTATCCGGTGGATACTCCACAATAAGTGAAGCAACTGCTGTAGTCGAATTTGTTGTGAAATATCGTTTTGGTGACGAAACTATTTCAGAGCTATACTTGTCTAGAGATACTATTGTTGGAACATTTATAGCCGGTCAACCTATTACTGCTGTAGATAAAGATAATGCAAACATATCAATTACAGCTAACATTATTAAGATTTTAACAGATACGACCGTAACTAATTCTGGACAATATTATGCAACAACTGATCCTATTGTTCTAACATCTACAAATGGTCAAGAAGGTATTTACACTGTAGGAAAAGTAACACCCGGAACAATTTCTGAAATTGTTGTAGATACTGAAGGAACAAATTATGCAATAGATGATGTTATTACTGTAGTCAATACAGATACAAATGGTTCAGGTCTTACGGCTGTAGTGTCTGTTGTCAATGGTGGGTTTGCACCAGAAACAGGGTCGTTGACAGAACAGTTTAGATTTACTTTAGAGGCTGAAGTTGGAGAACTTATAACAGAAGATTCTACACCATTATATTTTACTCAAGAAGAAGATTATGGTATGGTATCTACTGACCATATTGTTTTAGAATCTGAGACTGTATATGCAGATGGTTATAGTGGAGATAAAATTGTACAAGAAGGAACTACAGGTCCGATTACCGATGTGCGAGTTACCTCTATAGGAGAGAACTATACTAGTTTACCCAATTTATCTCTACCAACAACTGGGTCTAGAAGTGGGGGTGCGATTCTAGCTAAAGGTGTTAATGTAGGTAAAATTGAAGAAATACAAATTGGAGCTCCTGGTATACATTATACTGATACAGTAACGGCAACTATTCGTAATAACTTCCTATGTACAAGTTTAGGATCATTTACTGTTGATGAAACTGTAACTGGTAATACAAGTGGTGCTACAGGAACTTTTAAGGCTTCTAATAGTAATACAAATGTTGTAAACATATATCCAGGAACAGGAACCTTTACAATTGGTGAAACTATTACAGGTGCCAGTTCAGGTGTAACAGCTGTCATTGAGTCTTTTGATACTACATCAATAGGTGTAACGACAGGAGCTTTAAACGTATCTCCTGGAATATATACTGGACAAGATGGGTTCATATCTGAAGATTCAAAGAGAATCCAAGACAGTTATTATTATCAGCAGTTTTCTTATGTAATTAAATTGCAGAAATCTATTGTAGATTGGAGAAATGAAGTACAGGCTGCTGTACATCCCGCTGGGTTTGCACTTTTTGGTCAAGTCAATATAGGTGGTGGTGCTGCTGAAGTTTTAGATATGAAGATCAAGACAACAGCACCTGCTGATGATCTACTTGAAGCTGCAAGAGAGAAATTTACACCTGAATTACTCAGTCTGTTTGAGACCATTTTTGCAACGAAACTACCAAGGCGCCTTGGTGGTGATGATTCTGTGCGTCCCACATGGGCTACAGATTATATGACACCCAACCAGGTATCAACTAGTTCACAAACTTTAAACACTACACCTACAACGGGTATAGGTTATGAGGTAGATTATCCTGCAACAAATTTCTCTGGAGATCGTGATGTAACATTGTGGCCAGAGATTACTGTAGACGTTTCTTCTCCAGAACATGATGCACAAATATCTATGGAACGAGATGGTCCATGGAATGAATGGATAAGACAAGAAGATGACAGTGGATATTTTCTTGATGAAGATAACTCTGGATATATGTTGGGAGAAACAGAGGCCGCATCCTATAACGATAGGATTATTAGTGAAGATTTTGAATGGTCAGATCAGTATAGATTTACTTTAGAAAATGAAGTCGGTGAATTGTTGGCTGAAGATTCTACAATTGTTATTACAGTAGGTAGTGCTCGCCCAACTTTAAATCCAGTATACTTTACACAAGAAGAAAATACTATAGAAAGTCCACACAGAGTATTTCTAGAAAAAGATCCGGGTCGGGCCTTTGACTATTCACCCAACCAAAGTATAGAACAAATTATAGATGGTCTAGGAAATCCTCTCACAGCTTCTAGCCCACGAACACCAGGAAGAATATGGAGAGAACATGATCCCATACTTCCAATAAGTCCCGGTCCACAATTTCATAGTGAGTTTAAACTTATTATAGGTCTTACAAAATCTGCTGAAGTTACATTGCACACGGAAGTGGAAGACCTTGATGTTGAAAAACTTGGGGTTGTCTTTGCAAATATGGTGGCAGCCCGCAATGTAGTTGTAGATGTCAACCTTAGAGAGTCCGCATCTATAGCAAGACACAATAGAATTACTCAAGAAGATGGTGGTGGGTATTTTATAGATGAAGATAGCACGGCTGCTGATTCTGATTTCTTTATATCTGAAACATCGGCTGTACCATCTAGTAGACCAGTGATAGATGTCAACCTTACATATGATGCATCAGTAACAAGAGCGGCCATAACTCAGCCTGCAATACAGACTGTGATTCATGTAAACTTGCATAAAGATTATTACACATATACACCTAAGGCATTAGAACAACAAAACACTATAGCCACAACTAAAGATTATCTAGATGGTTATTCTAATCATGGACCAATGTGGCAGAATGTATCTTTGTATAGAGATCACCATTTAGATGAAGCCTCAGTCCTTAAAATGGAATTAGAAACAGCAACAGATTCCGGCACTGGAGATGTGCTACTAGAATCTGCAACGACCTCAACAGGACAATCATATATCATAGGCGATGGTTGGAGAGCTTATAGAGGAACTCTTGGATTCCTAGAAGCCAGAGAAAGAACAACATTAAATGAAGGCGGCACATTAAGTGCTTCTGACACAACGATTACAGTAACTAACGGTGCAATTTTTCCATCTTCAGGAACGATTCTGATAGAAGATGAACAAATCAGTTACACGGGCAAGTCTACACACAACTTGACCGGCTGTACCAGGGGAATAAATAATACAACAGCTGCGACTCATGCTGATGGGTCGGGTGTTAAGATAATGAGATTTATAGCTTCAGCTCATGGGACAAATAACGCTTACAGAATTCAAGACGTTGCTGGCGTTTTGTTAAGTGATGTTATTAGTAATCCTAAAGCTAGAGGACATATTCCAGTGCCCGCTGAAATAACTATAGAACTTCGGTCTTAATGTGTTATAAATATAAGAAGATTATAAAATCTTTATAAATAATATAAACAATTAGTAGGAGAAAAACGAACAATGGCTGCAATTATAACTAATAAGTTTCGGATTCATAACGCTGAACAGTTTTATGAGTCTTTTAGTGAAGCTGCTCCGTCCACCTATTACTTATTCGTGGGTAGGCCACAGCCTTTTAGTACGGCAACGGGCGGAGGTACAGATACCTCTGTACCTACACCAGTAGATAATATTGATGATGAATATATGTACTGGCGTGATGCTCTTGCAGCTAAAAAAGTGGCTTCTACAGACGTTTCATATGTAGTACCAAGAATAAATTG